CCTAAGGTCCAGAAGACGAGAGTCTCAAGCGGAAAAGTAACCGCGTTCCCCATTGTGGAAAACATGTTCAGCTTAACATCTTGACCTTTTACAGTCATCGTGTCACAGCGTACTACGTCCACAGCAGCCCACCAACGTTCTGGCAACAGCCAGTGAAGGAGGCCAATAGAAACACAATCGCTCGCCGAGCTCCAATCGATCGTCGCATTCTCATGCGTCAATGACGAGAGCAGAGCAAGCAGCTTATGCTTGTTTGGGAGAGACTGGACATCGAGTCCAACTTTCGCCATACGCCGGTACATCATGTTCATCAAGCCTTGCTGCAAATACATATTCGCAGTCGGCTCAACGGCAATCATCCGACGGATGGAGTCGTTTTTCTCAACAGTTGTAGCGCGTGATCCGATAACAACGTCGTACTTTTGTGCTACTTGCACGGTACCGTGGTTTAGTTCTTCCACGGCTGCACCTAGATCAGAATCTAGGCGCAGAAAGACGTCGAATATCGGTTTAGCGTTTGCAGTCGTGCTGATAGGATAGATGAATTTTCTTTCCATTGAAGTATCCGTAAAAGGGACACCTATAGAAGAACCCGTGGAGTGCTTGCACTCCTGAGCCCATTCAACCATCGTAAAAGGAGATAAGACCATCCCCATGAGAGCGCGGGCCCGAAGCAGGACCTTTTGCTCGTAAGGGGTATGCCTGGATATACGATTGCTGGAGGGGACAGTGATGTCCCTGTAGGCTTTCATATGCTCGTTGACCTCGAGGAATTTCTCGAAGGTTTTGAGTTCCAAGTCATCTTGGCCGACTCCACCCTCTGCACAGTACTTTTTTAACAGTTCCGTGCATTGGCGATCGGCAAAATAGCGTTTAACGCTCTGAGCATCCTCATACTCCTGTATTGAGGAAAGGGTCAAAGACCCGCCCAGATCACGCTTGATTGCCTGATGAATTTTTGTTACAATTTCATCAGGAGAAAAGAGCGAACGCTTCTTCTTTGAACTACGTTTCTTAACCAATGGAGGTTTCCTTTTTGAATTAAGACAAAGTGCAGACTCACAAGAAATTCGTGAGACCACCTGTACACATCGTCATGCTGTCGAAAGCGCAATCGCCGCCGGGGTAGAGTACCCAGGAAGCGAAGCATAGCGCGGCCGCCAGCAAGGCTTTAAAAGCAGGATGTGTGAACATTAGTCAAGAGATTGCTGAGTTGCGAAGTCTTCCAAAGACCCCGGT